ACTGAGAACGGGGAAGTGTTTATAGCCCTAGAAGGGTCTATCGCTTGAAGTGTAACAGGGTTTATTTTCAACTCTGAAACACCGCTTAGTTCACTAGGCGTCAAGGACCGTACTGGCTTGAAGCATAGTCTAGGGAAGTCAGAAAAATTGTCTGCGTATATACGTGTAACTACAGATATTATTTTCGTCCCCCTACCCTGCAAGAATTTAGCGTATTCGTGCAGCGGTTTATTATTATTTTTGCCCCTACCGAATATAGACGTTGAGGATAACTGTAATTGGTACACTGTATCTAACTGCCCATCAAGCACTACCGCTAACCTTTGAACAAAGCGGCAAGCACGGCTATTTAACCTACCACCGGAACCCCGTATGTTCTTCTCGCAGTCCATACATCTAGCTGATTGGCGATCATCCACAGGTACTTCTTTATCGGGGATTTGAGTAGTAGCCGACCAACACGTAGGCAGTGTAGTGCGAGTAGTGTCGTAGGCTCCTTTGTAGTATAACCGCGATACGTCCGCTGCGTTTACTACTACTACGTCTAATGTATCAGCTACTTTCTGCTGATCCCCATCTACTACACTTACAAACCCCCCGTCCCGAAAACTGAGCCGCCTTAGCTCAACCATCGTCGGGGGTAGTGCCTTCCCCTAATTCGGACAGAGCCTTATCTACTTCGTCCAACTTAAACCGTTGGGTGTTTTCAATTTTGACATATGTATGTTCGGGGATATAGCCTTCCCGAACCCAATGCCGCACGGTGGATATAGATACAGAAAAGTGCTCTGCCACCTCCGAAATGTTCACGTACTTCTTCATTTTTTCCTCACAGTTAAAACATACTCAGCGTCTACGTTAAGACCCATAGGAACAAGGTCGGGGTTATCTTCTAAGAACTGCTTCATATGAGTTTGATTGAGACGCTTCTCAAATAACTCAGGAACTTCATGCTCTAACACGAACTTGTGCATGCTCTCCCAATCGCTTGTCCAGTACCGTTGCTTAACACTACGGTAGAACAAACCCGCTGCAGTTCTAACGCTATCGATATTGCTCTCAGTACAATAATCTAACAACGCTTGCCTGACGGTGTTCTGTTGCTCAACAAGCGCACCGTCTTCCTCTTTAAACTTCGCGGATATCTCGGCTCGCTTGTCGCGTATCCTAGTATATACTCGCGTAAGTTTTTCCACATCTACTGTCATAAGTTCCCCGTTTATATTTATACTTAGTATCTAATGTGTTTAAGTGGGATCGTCAAGTATCTCATGATATAAATTTACCATTTCTGCATGAGCGTCTATGCGACCTGCGAGCATACGGTACATACGCTTCTCCACAAACGACCCCTGCAGAGATACAACAGTACACTTATGTTTCTGCCCTGCCCTATGAACCCTAGCGTTAGCTTGAGCATAAGTTTCTAAAGAGGATGTCGGACCCCACCAGACTACAGTATTGGCCGCTGTAAGAGTAACACCGTGTGCCGCTGCTTGTGGTTGAATAACCAACACTTGTGGATCAGTGTCTTCTTGGAACCGTTTAAATATTTCAGTGCGTTTGTGGGCAGGCACATCCCCGCGTATGACTTCAGTAGCTATTTTCTCAGCGCGTAGCTTATCTGTTAGGATATCTATCGTGTGCTTAAACGGCACAAACACTAATACTTTTTGGCTGCTTTCATCTATGACTTCGCGCAAAACTTTGTAGCGGTCTGAAATGTCAAACTCTATAGTCTCGCTGTCATCTGTGTACACTGCTCCAGCCGATATCTGCAGTAGTTTGTTCATGCTAACGGCAGCGTTTATGGCAGTGACTTCTGCTCCCGCCACTTCCATAATCATGCGTTTCTTCAGCAGGTTGTAATAGTGTTTCTGCTGCCCACTTAGAGGGACAACCCTATCCACGTATACCATGTCCGGTAAGTCCAGACATTCTTCTTTTGAGTAACGTATTGCAGGCTGAAGCACTCCGTGTACGGTCTTAGATGCCGTGGGTTTAGGTTCGTACTTGAACTGAGACTTCCTGTCCATAACCATATCTTTAAACGACCCAAAGAACTTAGGCACACCCTGTGGGTTTATTAACTTAGCTAGCCCGTATGCGTCTAGCGGTGACTGTGCAGCAGGTGTGCCTGTCATCATCCACAACCATGTGTCATCACGCAGCAGTTTCTTTAATGTCTTCCACCGCTTCGACTGCGCGTTCTTGTAGTGCGTTGCCTCATCAATTATTATGAGGTCAAACCCACCTTTCTTTATTTGTTCGGATACGATCTCCACCCCGTCATAGTTTATTATAACGAACTCCGCGCCCTGCTCGATTATAGCGGCACGTTTCTTCTTCACCCCGTGCGCTACATCTACAGTCCGGTGCATGGCAAACGTAAACAGGTCGTTACGCCACGCGCTGTCCATGATAGACAGGGGGCATATAACTAACGCTCGCCTAACTTTACCCACATTCATTAGGTAATCTGCGGCCCATATGGCACTGGCTGTCTTGCCTGTACCCTGCTCGTTAAAGCAGAACCCTTTACGGTTCATGGTTAGGAATGCTGCCGTTACCTTCTGATGGTCGAATGGTATGTGTTGACCCGTCCACTTGTACCGACCCCGTATCGGGGAAGGCGCAGGGATGCGTAAGTCACGTAGTTTGTGAGCCTCGTCAATACCCCAGTTAACAACCACTGCATCAGTACCCACAGCTTCGCTCTTAGGTATAACACTTGTGACTTGTTTGGGGTCCGCTAGTGAAACTAGCAGAGCCTTATTCTTTATTACTTGCATACTGTTCTCCGTGTAGCTGCTGCTACTTTTTATTTGTAGTTCTTCTGTTCGGGCCTTTACTCAGGGCACCTCCAGCAGAGCGATTCTTCCCGCGACTTTGCACCGAAACACCGTCTTTGTTTTTGCCACCCTTACTCAACGCTTTCTTATGAGCGATATCTTTACCTTCACGACTATCAGCTACACCATCTTTGTTGGCGTCCTTGCCTGTCTTATCCATCTTGCGCCGTGCGCGTTGACGTTCCATACGTGAGGCATGTTCGCCACGCGCTTTCTGCAGTTCGTATTCCCGTTTATAGGGTCGAGGAGTGTTTTTATAAACCATGTCAGAAATCTCCGTTATGGGCACATTCTACCACGGGGCAATGACGTTTGCATAGCCCACTTGGTCGAGGGTTCCACACGTCAGTATCTGCGGCTGCTTGCATACCAGCGTATACGCCGCGCCATTTCATCCATAAATCAGGAACTTGCTCTACCGTATACTCAGCCTTAATTAACGCTTTAGGTACTACAAACATTAGCGCTGCTTTTATCTTGCGAACTTGTGGGTAGTGCTGAAATATAGACACCGCCATCAACTCAAGCTGCCCTTTGTCAGCGTACTTTGCGTTCTTGCCCGTCTTGTAATCTACGATAAACGCGGTTTCTTTGCCCTCGTTCACGATAACTAAGTCCACAATCCCACGAAACCAAACATCTTTTGCCCCGAATTTACAGGGGCGCATATCCTCAGTAAGGCCAAGCCGCTGTTCCGCAATCTTCGTACCTTCGATATCGTTAAGAGAATCAAGGGTGCCCTGCATGTAACTGTATTTCGTAGGTAGTGGTTCACCTTTGCCGATATAGTTCTCACATGCGGTATGAAAATGCGTACCGTACAGCATGGCCTGACTTACCTTAGTTGGATACTGCTTTAGTATCTTCTCATGGTAGAATTGCTTTGGGCATTGCTGAAAACTTTTAATCTTACTAAACGACCAAGGCGCAACATTTGTCATTCTGTATCCCCATACGATTTTCCAACACCGCTCTCACACTCAAGCGGTAGTCCTGCTGCCCAACTGGGTACATGGCGCATACACTGTTCTACGTGTTCCCTCGCTTGTACTACCTCTTCGTCACGGCAACATATAGCTATGCTATCATGCACAGTCATAACGGACTTATACTTCTGGTTTATTAGTAGCATTTGTTCGCCAATTATGCAACGTGCCAATGCTTGGCATACGTT